ATGAGTTATAACAATAAAATACAGCTCAACTATTATAAAATAGATAGAGCATCAAAAATAATTGACTGTGAGATAGACGATATTATTCATTTGTGGCTTTCTGGTGCAATAAAACTATATGCTGATTTAAAAGGTGTTCATTGCAGTCTAATTAATCACCAACAGAGTGACTTTGAAAAAAATGAGCGATTATTGCAGAATATACTTGGTGGAGATCCTTATAAATTAAGGGATTTATCTGAATCATTACGTTGGTTCTCTTATGAGAGTGAAGATGTAATAAAGAGACAGATTGAAAATGTAGAAACGATTTGCAGGTATGTTTTTTGTGGTAAAGCATATGGTTTGTGGGAGATAAGCCCCACAATTGTAACAAGGTTTATTCATGATGGGGTATTTTTGACTAGCATGGATGATATAAATGTAGAGAATAGTACAAATGAAGCATGTTTTGTTCTAGGTGAATTGTTTGAGCATAAAGGTTATAAGGTTTTTGATTACTTGTCGTTTGAGGAACAAATAAATATAGATAAAAATGAACTGGTTATTACTCATGCTGACGTTGATACACTAATGTCAGTTGAGTGGAGTAAAATACCATCATTTATAAACAAATTAAAAGATGATGATGGTCGTTTAAGTCATCCAAGTGGTTTTGAAAATAATATAAAAGATACGCCTCATCATACAGCAGAAAGACATGCAAAGAACCGAGAGCAAATATTGATGGCTGCTATGAGATTTAAAGAAGAGCAAAAAATATCATTTGATGAATGCTGTAGAAAAAAAGATGGGACTATAAATTATGCTGCATTTGCTAGAGAGCTAATCAATAGGCCTGATTGGTTTTTGGGTGGGGAAGCCCCAATAAAAACAGAAACTCAAATAACAAAGATTCTTAAAGACGCCCACAAAAGGCCGAGTGAAAGGTCGAAGTAAGCTTTACTCATATGCTTCTAAGTGTTACGAGTATATTCGTAAGCTTTATTCGTATATATCTAAGCTTACGCGTGTATTTTCATACACAAAAAATGAATAGACAATTGCCTCCACAAACTTAGAAACAGTGGAGGCAACATGTCTAATACAATCTTTACCCCACCAACGCCTGACCAGCGTCGTACCCTGCTTGCTGAATACGGCTTCAAGTATGACAAGCGTATCCGTGAAGATGAATGCGGAGACATAACCAGTCTATCCCGTTCCACTCGCTGGAAGATGGAACAACAAAGCCGCTTCCCTGCTCGTTGCCATTTCGGGCGCAACTCATGCGCATGGCTTCTCTCTGACGTGCTCTGGTGGGTTCGTAATCCTCCAGCCGTTGAGAACGTTAATAATCCCTACAGCCGTAAATCAGCTTAATTAACCACAGGTAATTTCAGATGAAAAAAATAACTGCCTTAACTGGTTGTGGGGAATCTCACTCTGAATCTAGCCAGAAAGATATTTCTGTACCTACGATGAGTAGCCTTGAAATGGTCAATTACATAAATGCCGATCGGAAATCAAAAGCCGAGGCGCAAGGGCTGAAGTTTCCGTGTAAGCAGTATCGTGTACTGAAACACAAAAGCTTCATGGCTAAAGTTCCAAAAGTGCTTGGCGAGACATCGGCAAAATATTTTGCCGATGATACTTATATTGCTGGTAATGGTGCTCAAGCTTCCCGACAGATTTACAATTTCCCAAAACGTGAAGCTTGCCTAATGGCAATGAGTTACAGCTACGAACTCCAAGCGCAGATATATGACTATATGGATGAACTTGATCGCCAGAGAGGGGGATATTTAGGGTATACGATAAATGAGCTTCAAAATATTGTGGCATCTGCTCGCCAGTTTTCAGATGAAGATTCAAGTGATGCTGGTCGCCGACTTAAAAAGCGTCAAGGGGATTTAGTTTTATTAGATAAAGCGGAGTACTTAGTAAGCCGTCTTAGCCAGCTTCCTCTCACCTTTGGGGGTGGTAATCAAGATGCTTAAAAAAACAAAAGCGGCCTTGCAGGGCCGCCAATGTAGAAACGCTTATCAAATGCCTAGCCAGCTTATCACGCTGATCGATCAGGTCAATAGCTTGTTAGCTGGTGGTGCTAAATCAACTGCGCCATTGCCGCAGGTTGCCGCCGTGACACTGTGTGACACCCGTTGCAATCTCGTTGAACGGGGAGGCAGTGGTCATTTTTTATCTTTATGTTTTCGCCCTAAGCGCTGGTTTATGTCGCGTAGCAAATCAGAGGGAATAAAATCATCTGACTTACCCGCAGGCACCACTTCTTTTATTTCTTGCTCAGGAGCATCAAGTGGGTGTTTTGGTTTTTTCGTCATGGCTAATCATTCCTCTTTTGTCTTGGCCTTACGCTGGCGGCGTTTGATCTCGCCCTTTACGGCACTGACGATAAATTGCGCTTTCGTCTCCCCTTCCTCGAGACTATTTTCTAGCTCGGCAACAACTTCATGTGGGAAGCGAGCGTTTAACTGCTGTGATTTATTGTTAGTTGAACCCGTTGCCATTACTGAATCTCCATGCGTTAAGTGCGATTCAGTATACGCAAAAAAAATGATAATAAAAGGCTTGAAGTGCGATTCACTTGAGAGTAGTTTTAAAAGCGTAGGTGCGATTCACCTTGTCAATGCAAAACCCCGAAGTGCGTCAACACTAACGGGGTTTCTAACCCCCAACGCTACATTAACTAGCGAGGCAGCTATGAATAATCATACCATACCCTTAAGCGGGCGGGATTCTCTCACCCTAAACAAATTCACATGGCGGTTTCTGGCGCTCAATCGCCACGACAAAAAAGCTAAACCTTGCCGCCTGTCGGTTGAGGCCACTACCGAGCATGAAGCCCGTCGCATTTTGGCACCGCACTTCATTCTTTCATTCGCCGCACGTCTGCCAGTAACCATAGAGAAAACCTCTACGGTTCAGGAGGTGCACCATGCGTAACATCTCTATTACTGAGCTAAACACTCTACAGATTGAACCCACTATTACGGGACGTATTTTGTTGTACGTTGATGCTGGGCGCGTTGTTTCCAATATTTCAATACCTAGCGATCACATTGTGGCTAGTGTTGATGCGTTTATGGAGTTAGCAGAACGAGCAGGATACAAAAAAAATGCGTATGAATCCGTCGCTATTCGAGAAGGATTTACGGGCGATATTTTGGTTCATGCAAAAAACGGCAAAAAGACCAGCCAGCGAGAATTAAGCCCTGACCATAAAGTAGCGACACTGCCTGACCTACTAGAGCTAATGGAACAGGTTGGCTATCAGATCACCGCACCAGTAACGGAGTAAAAATCATGACTATAAAAAATTCCGGCTTAGTTGCTGGTGGACAAACTCGGCCTAAAACTATGAATACATCAGAGTTGATTCAGCGACTTGAGTTTATCGAGCACCGTTTGGCACTACTGGAGTCATTACAGAAAAAAGGCAATATGCCGGAAGGTTTCGCTTATATCAGCATAATGGCTGGCGCGTATGGGATTTCTACGGCTAAAGGCGAAGAAATGGTGCGTAATGCAGGTATTCCTTCGGCGCGATATCGTAATCAGGCTATAGCTAATGAGGAAAAATTCATGGCTGCAGTTTCTTTGGTGTTGAACAAAGCGACTCGAAAGGTAGGAAGTAAATACTGGTATCACCCTCTGGTAGGTAAGTTCATGAAAATGGGAGCTAAGCCATGAAAAGCGCTCCAAATGTAAAACATCTGCCAAAAGATAAAGGCGCTGAGGCGGTCATTTTCGCGGGTTCTAAGGCATGGGAAATGGCTAAGGCTTATCAGGTAAAGAACAGCAACGGTGACACCGTTCCGCCGATAGTGTTAGACCACCAGCAGTTAGTCGAACTGGAAAACCTGAACATTATCGACAGAGGCCGGATGTTTGCCCGTGTCTATCAGGCTGGCATTATCGATCAGGCGCGTATTAGTCAGATCTTGCAGAAGCTGGCAAAGGCCAAAATCAAACAGGCTCAACTCTATAACGAGGCGGGTGAGTTGGTGGAGGATTGGACCCCACGCTTGCAGGATATAGGCGCCAACCCAATGCCGTTTATTCAGGTACATGGCAGCGCAGCTACCCCAGCACTAAACCAGATGGGCGCCAGCCAGCGCGGGGAAGTGCTACTGGCGCACTATGGCGGTGACTTGGCTATACATGGGGATTCTGACACCGTTCACCATTACAACGGTGTGATATGGGAACCGATAACGGATAAAGATCTACAGCGTGAAATGGCTTCAATCTTCAATGATGCCGAGATCGCTTATTCACAGTCCGGCGTTAAGTCTACGGTTGAAACGATGAAGCTGAGCCTAACCCAGATGGGAACTGCATCGCGCCATATTATCGGGTTTAACAATGGTGTGTTTGACCTCAAATTAGGGACGTTCCGCGCACATCGCCGCGATGATTGGCTACTTATTGCCAGTAGCGTCGATTTCAGCCAACCCGCAGAGGGAGAAACACTGGCAACCCATGCGCCGAACTTCTGGCGCTGGCTGAGTCATTCGGTGGCCAATAACACCAGAAAGGCAGATAGGGTTTTAGCGGCGCTATACATGGTGATGGCAAACCGCTACGACTGGCAGCTATTCCTTGAAGTTACGGGGGCTGGTGGCAGTGGTAAAAGCGTCTTTGCCGAGGTGTGTACCTTGCTGGCGGGTAGAGGTAATACAGTATCAGCCAATATGAAGGCGCTGGAGGAATCCCGCGAACGTGCTTTGCTAGTGGGTTTTTCACTTATCATCATGCCTGATATGGCACGTTATGCGGGGGATGGCGCAGGGATAAAGGCGATAACTGGCGGTGATAAGGTTGCGATAGACCCGAAACATAAAGCGCCTTACTCAATGCAGATCCCAGCTGTGGTGCTAGCCATCAATAACAATGCCATGACTTTTAGTGACCGCAGCGGCGGGATCAGTCGTCGACGGGTTATCTTCAATTTCTCTGAGGTAGTACCGGAGAATGAACGTGATTCACAACTGGCAGAAAAAATAGAGGGTGAGCTGGCGGTGATTATTCGTCACTTACTGGCGCGTTTTACTGAGCAGGGAGCAGCTAAACGGCTTTTGCATGAGCAGCAGAAATCAGAAGAGGCATTAACCATCAAGCGTGAGGGTGATTCGCTGGTGGACTTTTGCGGCTATCTGACAGCGGCGGCAGAGTGTAACGGCTTATTGGTTGGTAATGCGGAGATCGTACCATTTAACCCGTGGCGCTATCTCTATCATACCTATTTAGCCTACATGCGTGGAAATGGGCTAACCAAGCCTGTGTCACTCACTCGGTTCGGTACCGATATGGCGGGGGCAATGGCTGAGTATGGAGCTAAGTATGAGAAGAAGAAAACTAAACATGGTATCCGGTCAAATATGTCTATCAGAGAGGATGCTAATGAGTGGATGCCAGCAGCGACAGGAGACACAAAACAAGATAATTAACTTATCGAAAATTTAAAATTATAGGGGAAACTGTTCACCACTATTCACCTGTTTTAAAAGTACTTATTAAACAGTTAGTTAATGGGTGAACAGTTTATTGTTAACTATTCACCAAGTGTTCACCTGTTCACCTTTTGATTGTTTTTCGCTCTTTAGGGGGAAGGGTTGGGTGAACAGTTGTGAACACTTAAACTTAAAGTCTTCACCACTTAACTTAATGATTTAATTAATTAAATAAACAAAGGTGAACAGGTGAACACTTGAACGTATAAATTTTAATTTTATAGGTGATCTAATGAAATTTATTGGCAAAGATAATGGTCGTATGACTGAACTTAAGTTTCTCTATAGCGCTGTTGATGCGCTTTCAAATAATGAAAACATTACTGTTACAGATTTCCTTGCTCTGAGTGCTTTTGTTACTTCGGAAAAGTTGGACTTAGAGTCATATAAATCAGGAAGGGAAGAAGGGGGCGAGGAACTGTCGAAGGATTCCGAAGCGTATCTCGATCTTTTACACAGAATGGCTGCTGATTTGTCCTACACTGGTGCGGGTATAGAAAATGCAGTTCATAGCGCACAATCTACCGCAAGTTGGGCGTTTTACCATTGGGGACTAGATAAAGAATAGGGCATCATCTAAAACTAGAATGGCCTGATAATGCATCAGGCCATTAATATAATTAGAAATAAATATCTTGTTCCCTATCGAACTTGTCTGTGAGTCCGAGTGCTTCGCTTGGGCATTTCCCGTTTTCAGTTAGTACGGACCAGAATTCATCACTGAAACAACGACTGAGATATAGGTACCGGCAGGTATCTACCAGATCACATCTGTCCCAGCCTTGCGAACTGAAACTTCTTACACCTAGCTCATCCTCTAAGCCATAAAATGTGAGAGTTTCTTTTTTAAGCCAAGCATCATCGAGGCGTTTTGATAAAAACTTAACTTTTTCCTTTGATATAGTGAAATATTTAGCGTAAAGCTCATGTGGTCTTCTAGGTACGCTGCCATCGGTATCACTCAATAGAGGATATACACCGGATTCCCAAGCGTGGAGATATGCATCACTAAATTCGTCATGATGCTTACCTAAATGCATAACCTGTATTCTTTGTTGAATAAACAAAGCGCCCATAATGTCGTTTTCAGTCATAAAAATCCTTGTTTAATAAGTGGTCTTTCATTTTATAACCATAAATCCACAGTCGCCTTTTGTAAATTATTTGTTCTCCTGTTATCACATGCGTTTGCCGCAAGAAATTGCAGTTTACTCATTGATTCATGTGTATATCTTGAATAGTGGCACTCAGACGTGAGCCGCCACAGGGCCGTTTAACCAAGCTGCGAGAAGTAGCCTGCGAGACGCAGAAAAAGATTAAGCGGCCCACCCTCCTCTTTTAGTGCTGGTTTCACGTCGCGTTATTAACCTATGCGAGAAACCATACATGAAAAAACTGTTAGAACTCCGCCAGAAAAAAACCGAACTCACCGCACAGATGCGCTCCATCCTGACCAAATCAGAGGAAGAAAATCGCAGCCTAACCGATGAAGAATCCAAGCAGTTTGATGAGGTGAAAACTCAAGCCGAAAGCCTGAATACTGAAATTCAGCGTTTTGAAGATCTGGCAGATGCAGAGCGTAAGCAGGCAGAAAAAACGCCAGAAGATAAATCCAACCGCAGTAAAGTGACCAACGACGAATTACGCACCTACATCATGACAGGCGACACTCGCTCGCTGTCTACTGGCGTTCCTGCCGATGGCGGTTACACCGTTATTCCTGATTTAGATAAGCAGATCATGCGCCAACTTTCTGACGATTCAGAAATGCGCCAAATCTGTACGGTGAAAACCACAGGCAGTAATGAGTTTAAAAAGCTGGTATCCGTGGGCGGCGCGGAAGTAGCACGCGGTGAAGAAGGCAAAGCCCGTGGCGAAACTGCGACGCCGAAGCTGGAAGAGGTCAGTATTAAGTTATTCCCTGTCTACGCCTATCCAAAGACTACCCAAGAAATCCTCGATTTTAGCGATGTGGATATTATGGGCTGGCTGACCGAAGAGATTGCTGACACCTTTACTGAAACCGAAGAGCTGGATCTGGTATCCGGCGACGGTAGCAAAAAATCTAAAGGCTTCTTAGCCTATCCACGTGCAGCCACCGCCGATAAAACCCGCCCATTCGGTACATTGGAAAAAATGGATGCCGCAGGTGCTGCGCCTACCGCTGACGAGCTGATTGATCTCCTATTCAAGCTCAAGAAGAAATACCGCAAAAACGCGGTGTGGGTGATGAACTCCAATACCGCTGCCGCATTGCAAAAGCTCAAGAACGGCAACGGTGATTACATCTGGCGCGATGGTTTGCAAAAAGGTGATCCGGATATGTTGCTGGGTAAACCTGTGCACTATCTGGAGAACATGCCAGATAGCGCAGCAGGCCAACCGGTGCTAGCGGTAGGCGACTTTAAACGCGGTTACTTTATTGTCGATCACACTACTGGCACTCGAACCCGTCCAGACAACATTACCGAACCGGGCTTTTATAAAGTTCACACCGATAAATATTTAGGTGGTGGGCTGGTGGACTCCAACGCGATCAAGGTGCTGGAAATCAAAGCTACCAAGTAATTAATAAGGGGCTACGGCCCCTTTGCTGTCTGGAGTCCGAATAATGAAAAATACCGATATTGAGATCCGTGCCGCTAGCCTCACCAGCCAAGATAAAAAGCTGACGGGCTATGTCGTGAAGTGGAATAGCCGTTCACAGGTGCTGTGGGACGAGTTTGTAGAGCAATTCTCACCTAACGCCTTTCAAAATAGCCTCTCGGGTGGTGCAGACGTTCGCGCATTGTATGAACATGATTACACTGCGCTATTGGGTCGCACTACGTCCGGTACGCTGATGCTTGCCGAGGATGCTACAGGGCTACGCTTTGAGCTAACGCCACCTGATACGCAATTAGGCCGTGATGTGCTGACGTTGGTCGATCGCGGCGATATTACAGGCATGTCGTTTGGTTTCCGTGCGTTAAAAGACCAGTGGGACAGTACCCAAACGCCTTACGTGCGTACGGTGATGGATGCTGAACTACGGGAAATTACCGTCACCAGTATTCCAGCCTATCCAGAAAGTGGCGTAGAAGTGGCAAAGCGCTCTCTCTTTATCCAACATCCCGAGCTATCAGGCCAGAATAATGAAATGCGCCGACGCTGGTTACAACTGGCGGAGGTGTGAGTATGTGGCCTTGGAAACGTAAGACCGAATCTCGCAGCTTGACCATTGATGATTTCTTGGCGCTGGCGGGTATTCCTAACACTGGTTCAGGTGAGCATGTTTCGCCGTCTACCGCTGAATCACTCCCTGCTGTGATGAACGCCGTCACGGTGATCAGTGAAGCGGTGGCCACAATGCCGTGTTTTCTGTATCGCGTTAAAAATATCGATGGCACTGAGTCCCGCGAATGGATGGCAAACCATGCCGTTGACTACCTGCTTAACGAAAAGCCTAACGACTGCCAGACCGCCTACCAATTTAAACGTACGCTGATGCGGCATTGCTTACTGAACGGGAACGCCTACGCGGTGATTGAGTGGGGGCGCGATGGACACCCGAAGTCTTTACACCCCTATCCGCCGTATGCGGTAGTGCCTAAGCGATTATCCGATCATCGTTTTGCTTACACCGTGACCGAACCCTATAGCGGTAAGGTGAAAACGTATCTGCAAGATGAAATTTTGCACCTGCGCTATGCGTCAGACGATGGCTTTATGGGGCGATCTCCTATCACGATTTGCCGTGAAACATTAGGACTCGGTTTAGCCCAACAGCGCCACGGTGCCAGCATTATGAAAGATGGGATGATGGCAGCGGGCGTTATCAAATCGGGTGAGTGGTTGGATGGTGTCAAAGGGGCTAAAGCTCTCGAGGCATTAGAGCGCTACAAAGGAGCGCGTAACGCAGGTAAAACGCCCATCCTTGAAGGTGGCATGAGTTATGAAAAGCTGGGCATGAGCAATCAAGATGCCGAATGGTTAGCCTCCCGCCGCTTCACCATCGAAGATATTGCTCGCATGTTTAACGTGTCGCCTATCTTCCTGCAGGAATATTCAAACAGTACCTATAGCAACTTTAGCGAGGCGAGCCGCGCTTTTCTTTCTATGACCATGCGCCCTTGGCTGACCAATTTCGAGCAGCAACTTAAAGCAGCTTTGCTGGTGGCTCCGAGCACGCCTGATATTCGTTTTCTCATCGAATTTGATACTGCTGACCTTCTCCGCGCTAACCCACAAGAACGTTTCCAGAGCTATGAAACGGCGATTAAATCCGGTGTGTTCTGCCCGAATGAAGCCCGCGAACGCGAGGGGATGTCTCCGCGTGAAGGTGGCGACGAGTTCTCACAGGCTTGGAAACAAACCGTCGAGGTTAAGGGTAGCAATAAGGCGGGTGAAAAATGAGAGCAGGAAAGATGAAACGCCGCATTGTCTTTCAAGTATCGGAAGAACACCGCGCCCCGTCTGGGCAGGTAATTTATGAATGGTCAGATCTTGCTACCGTCTGGGCAGAGATCCGCGCTATCAGTGGGCGTGAGCGTATGTCTTCTGGTGCGCTGTATTCCGAGGCCACCGTACGTATTTGGACGCGCTACCGTCACGATATTACTACCGCCAACCGCATTCTGTATCGTTCGCCCAATGTTCGCGGGCAGGTATACGGCATCGTGGCTGTCATTCCTGACGTGGATCACACGTGGCTTGAACTACTGTGTAAGGGAGGCATTTTCAATGAGTGAGTTAATCAGTCTGAACGAAGCAAAGATGCATTGCCGTATTGATGATGATTATGAAGATACGTTGATACAGATGTATATCGACGCCGCGCTGGAGGTCTGCCAGAAGCATATTGGCAAACAGTTTGATAACGGTCTGGAGTTTACCCCAGCTATCAAGATTGGTTGTCTTATGTACGTTTCTCAATTGTATGAGTATCGCACCACTATTAGCGACGTTGGAGCCAAAGAGATACCTCACGCAATTTCTGCGCTGTGGTCAGTCTACCGAGATGTGGGGATCTACTGATGCCGTGGCAACCACTGAAACGCTGTACCTATCCAAGCTGCAATAAGCGCGTGAAGTCAGGCCGATGCGATGAGCATAAAAGAGCCGCTAGGCAACAGCAGGACGCTAAGCGCGGTTCTCGTCGTGAGCGTGGATACACGCCCAAATGGGATAAGTACCGCTTGATGTATCTCAAGTCTCACCCGCTCTGTGTTCACTGTGAGCAGAAGGGTATCTACACCGCTGCCAAGGTGGTCGATCACATCATCCCGATTGATGGTGGTGACGACGTGCTGTTCTGGCCTGAAAGCAATCATCAAGGGTTATGCCAATCCTGCCATAGCCGCAAGACACTGACGCAAGACCCACTCACCAAGCAGCAGCGCAAGGCGGGCAAGTTCCATGATTTGGAAGAAGCCGCCGCACATCGTAATGATTGGATACATGAGTACAACAAAAATGCATGAAAAAGAGATAGAGCAATTAATCAATGGGTTAAAGCGTAGTCGTGATGGCTTTACCCATCGCCACGGCAAGACACCAGAGCAGTCTTTAGGCAAGCGCATGACAAAGCGTGACCGTGAGCTAATGGACGTATTCAGAAACCGATAGTGAGTCGCTCTGATGGGTAGGGGGAGGTTTTAAGACGAAAGCCCCCTACCGCTGGCACCACCCGCCTCCTCAAATTTTTACGCGCGGCACTTTTTTTCACAGCAGTAAGGCATAGGAAAACAGTAATTTATGGCAAGGCCACCAAAAGCCCCCGCTTATTTAGATGATATTGCCACCGCAGAGTGGAAAGCGAGAGCAAAACAATTGATGGAGCGCGGCGACTTGATTGATGCCGATTGGCGTAACCTTGAATTGTATTGCCTCAACTATTCAATGTACCGTCGCGCCGTGGCAGACCTTGCCACTCGTGGATTTTCGGTTGAAGGTTCACGTGGCGCTACCACCACAAACCCCGCTTTAAAAGCCAAGTCTGATGCCGAAAAAATCATGATAAAAATGTCGTCATTGCTGGGCTTTGATCCCGTCTCTCGCCGCCGTAATCCGGTAGAAAACAATGAGGACGATGAACTTGACCGCCTATAACCAGTACGCGTTAGACGTCAAAAACGGCAAAATTCCGGCCTGTAAGCGACTCAAACAGGCCGTTGAACGGTATTTTAACGACCTGAGTAATCCGCTTTATACGTTCGATAGTGCCATTGTTGGGCGCTTTATTGCCTTTTCGTTGCTGTGTCCTCATGTCAAAGGCCCGCTGCGCGGTAAACCGATTGAGCTATCGCCGTGGATGCAGTTCGCCTTTGCTAATGTGCTTGGTTTTAAAGTTAAGAGCACAGGCCGCAGAAAATACCGCAGTGCTTTTGTGTTGGTATCGCGTAAGAACGCCAAATCTACCGCCGCCGCGATTCTGGCTAACTGGTTTTTGGTGATGGAGGAAGGCCAGCAGGATATTTACACCGCTGCCGTGAGTCGAGATCAGGCGCGAATCGTATTTGATGATGCTCGGCAAATGAGCTTGCTCTCAAAGCCCCTGAGAAAGCGCCTGACCATCCAACAACATAAGATGATATACGGGAAATCCAATAGCCTGTTAAAGCCGCTGGCGGCGAAAGCGGCGACGATTGAAGGGACTAACCCGAGTCTTGCTATTGTCGATGAGTACCACTTACACCCTGATAACTCGGTTTACTCCGCGCTTGAACTTGGTATGGGGGCACGTCCAGAGGCGCTATTGTTCGCTATCACGACAGCCGGCAGTAACGTTGTCTCGGCCTGTAAGCAACATTATGACTATTGCTGTCAGATTCTCGACGGTGAAGAAACGAATGAATCACTGTTTGCGCTCATTTACGAGCTGGACGACGAGAACGAAGTTGATGAACCCGAGCAGTGGATAAAGGCAAATCCTAACTTGCACGTTTCGGTTGATGCGGCGGCGCTGGCTGACACCATCCAAAAAGCGCGGGGTATTCCGTCGCAATGGGTAGAAATGCTGACTAAGCGTTTTAATATTTGGTGCCAGGGTGAAACGCCGTGGATGGGTACGGGCGCATGGGATGCCTGTAGAGACGACTACACCGAAGAAGATTTACACGGCCTCGAGTGTTACGCAGGGCTTGATTTGTCTTCAACCAATGACATTACCAGCGTGTGTTACACCTTCCCCGTTGAAAAGCGGCTTTTATTACTCACTCGGCACTACCTGCCAGAAGCGCAGCTCAATAACCCTGCGAATAAGAACCGCGCCATTTATCGCCAGTGGGCAAAGCAGGGCTGGATACGCATCACAAAGGGCGACTGTATTGATTATGATCGTATCCGTGACGATATCCTTCACGATACCGAGCATTTTTCTATCAAGCTGGTGGGCTTTGATACGTGGAACGCTACGCACCTGAGAACCCAACTACAGGGCGCAGGTTTAGACGTTGAGCCATTCCCGCAGACCTACATGAAATTTAGCCCCGTGGCTAAGTCGCTGGAGGTGTTTGTTAACCGTAAGGTGATCAGGCATAACGGCGATCCGGTGCTGTCATGGGCGCTGTCTAATGTGGTGATGGAGTCAGACGCTAATGCCAACATAAAACCCAACAAGAAAAAATCTGCCAACAAGATAGATCCCGCCATCGCTGGCTTGATGAGTTTTGGTACTTGGCAGGTTGAACACGAAGATTTCGCTTTTGATATGAGCGAAGAACAGCAAGAACGCCTAAAAGCGTTTAACGGCATTTAAGAGAGGTATCACGATGGCATTTATTGACGTTCCTATCCGTACACTGCGTTTTCATGGGCCACTCATTGCGCAATTTGGCAAAGAGTTTAAATATCGTGCGCACAACGCACCAAAGATGATCAGCGCGGCTAAAAACCTGTTACCCAATTTTGAGCATTACATGCTGGCAGCGCACAAACGCGGGTTAACCTTTGCGGTGTTTGTTGGAAAACGAAATATCAAAGAGGATGAACTAGAACTGACAAACGGCACTGACGATATTCATTTGGTTCCGGTGCTTATTGGCAGTAAACGCGCTGGCCTATTCCAAACGATACTCGGTGCCGCTTTGATCGCTGCTGCTATCTTTACTCCTGCTGCTGGATTGGCTGCCGCTGGACTCACGGCGGGCGGGTTGGGGATGGCTGGCGCGTCCCTTGCACTCGGCGGCGTTATCCAAATGCTATCCCCCCAACAGGCTGGGCTACGTATGCGGCAAGATCCAGATAATAAACCCAGTTATGCATTTGGTGGCCCAGTCAATACCACCGCTCAAGGCAATCCAGTACCGATTGGTTATGGTCAACGCGAGATTGGCGGCGCTGTCATATCTGCCGGCATCTATACGGAAGATCAAGTTTAA